TCTACCCGGACCCGTAAGATAAAGAACGGCACGATCGGCGATAAATTTTTCTGGATGTATAATAATCGAATTCAGCCAATCCGTGCCCCAACCATCACAATCACTACTCGTCCTTAGAGCAGTTCCATCCATTTCCATTTTTGTATCTTTAATATACGGAAACGAAGCGTTTACCGTAGATCCACCAGAAAGATGGTGTTCCACTGGGTTTGCAGCTGCATTAAAAGCACTTTTTGCTTCTTTATGATAAAAACTATAACCGCCTTCATCGTGTGTTTCACGACTACAACCACCACCCATTGTTTATTACTATAGATTATATATTATTTGTAATAAAAAATGTTATTTTTATAAAACGATTACACCAAGTCCGAGTAAAGATACAAATACTATTACCAAAATAATTAACATTATTTGTATGTACCGTTTTTCGTATATTTTTTTATCTTTATCTTCATCAAATTTAAATACTTTTTCAATATTTTCCGATACCTTTCTTTCCTTTTCTTTATCGTCAGCCTCACCTGGTGTATAATCAGTCGTACCTATAGTAGTCGATAATGGATTTCCTTCTGCGTTTTCCGAATTACAGTGTTGGTTAACTTTTACGTTACTCCCCAAAATTGCACCACCAACATCTACTTTGCTATTACATATAACAACCGATTTGTTACAGTTTTTATCCCACATATCTGGCATGTATCGATTACCCGCACACACACTTTTCCAACACGGACGCATACCATCGAGTTGGTTTCTTTGATCACTAGTTAAATTATCTTTTAACCTATTTGATATGTCTAATGTTTCATTACACCCTGGTATATTTGGATTGGTATCGCACCGACCTTCTATGGTTGTATTATAACACGCACACCAATCGTTATTCATACCGTCTGACGAATCACAATACGTCATGGCGTTGGCATTAAAAAAACCGGTTTGGCACTCACCCGAAACCACGTGAGGTATATCGGATTCGCCATATTTCCATTGATTTTCACACGTCGCCATTTCTATGTATAAATATTTTATTTAAACAACACTAACTGCCACGAACCCACCAATACCCATACATAACATAGACGAAAGTGTTGATATGTACCTAAAATATGTTTTTTGGACGAGACTTTTTTCCTTATCTTCTTCAAACTTGAATATCTTTTCGACGAACGTTCCTTTAGCTATTTCACTCGAACTCGTAATAACAGGTTCAGGTACTTGATCACTCTTAATTTGACAATCTTGGTTTATAGATACATTACTCCCTATTATATTACCACCCACTTCAAAACTAGAATTACATATTAGTACGTTTCTATCACAGTTCGCGTTATAATTTTCCGGTCTATACTTGAAACCAACACACGAATTACCAATACATTGACGCATACCTTCAAACTGTGCCTTATCCTTTTCGGATAAGTGTGTATTCATATCACTCCAAACGGTTTTTGTATCATTACATCCTGGTATATCTGGATTAGCATCACACTTATTTGCCATTATGTTATAACAACTACACCAATCGTCGAGCATACCATCATCCGTATTACAATACTTTTGACCCAAATAATGGTAAAAATATTTATTATACCCACCTAATTCGAGATCCGTGTGTCGACACTTGTTTTCTGATGTAGTTTCCTTATCATTTTTGATATTATCACCTAACACACAAACGCCCATTTTATTTTCATGGATACCTTTTGTTATATCTTTCATTTCAAGAATTTTATCAGGGTCAGACATACTAATATCCACTTACATTTTATTTTTTCCCCATCATCATAAAAAGTCCACCTGCACATAACAAACACGAAGCTGCTGAAGTTATAGTATAACCAACTATATACTTCGCATCTTCATCGTCCGTACTCCATCGTCTAGGCCAGGATTTGATTGGTGTATTACTAAGTACCCCTTGGTCAAAGGGTGGTTCGCGTCTTCTATTTTTATTACGTTCGTACCTCGAACTACCAGTACTTTCACCCGTTCTCATAAAATCTGGGAGGTCCTCGTCGCCAGAGTGACACTTTACTAAAAGTTGTGCATTTGAGAGAAGACCTATATCAACGTCTTCTCCACATATTCTATACGTCGGTTTACACTGATCTTGATAATTTTTTGGTAAAAACCCATTCGAACACGTTCCCGGTCGACACACCATATTTTGACGCAAAATGTCGTATTCTTCGGCACTAAAGAATTTTTTCTGACTTTCTACATTGTTTCGCGCAGTTCGACACCCAGCCGCGTCTAAATTCGTTTCACACACACCAGTATCTAAATTGTAACATTTACACCAATCTTGTCGCATACCACCTTGTTTTGCATCTTCACCGTCTCGTTTACAATACGAAATACCCACGTCGTTATAATCATCTTCACCAAGTTTAGCTTTAGAACAATTATCGGTATCTGTTACGATATTATCATCGAGTTTACAATACTCTTTTCGAGCACCCGGGTTTCTGTCCTTACACACACCATTACCAATACTCGCTTTAAAGTTTTTTGGTTTCGCACAGAAATTATCCGCCATTTCACCCCACTTAAACCCATCGCTACAATTTGACGCTGCATATAACCCCGTTAAAAGTTCAGATGTTATATCTGCACCATTAAATGTCGTTGCCGTATCGAAACAGTCACATTTTTCACCAGTCATCCACGGGTGAGCATTATCGATATCTTCCGGTTTATTATTTTGACAACTTTTAAGATTATTGTTAGTCCATTCTTTTACACATACCTCTTCGTTATATATATCTGCAAGACCCCTATGACCACAAAGTTTTGGGGGAGGGCGGTCACATGCCGAACACGGTTTACTATTCTTTATCTCTACTACTTGATCGTTTGCAAAAAGAGGATCTATACAACCTGCTTTAGTTACGTTATAAGGTGGTCCCACTATTTCATCCCAATTGTTTGGTCCAGCTCCATTAAATTTTTTACCGTATACACGGGACCAATCGACATTTTCAGCAAAGAATTTATCCTTGTTTGTTATATCTTCACCTTCTGGAACACGTAAGTCGGCTGGCAATGCAGTTGATTTTAAATATGAACACTTTCCCATACTTTATTACATTTACAATATATTATTATTTTCTCAGGCAACTATAAACATGGGTGGAGGCGGAAGTCAAACTATCGAGCAAACATTTAATATGAGCGCTGTAAATAAATCCATTTACAACCAAGTTACAAAAAATACACAAAAAGTATCGGGTTCACAAACAAATATTCAAAAAATGACCATGAATATAGGTGGGTCAATGATCGCATGTCCTTATAAATCGTCACAAACACTCGATGCAGATATGCAGGCAGATGTTGCACAGATACCTAATACTATATTAGCAATGAAAAATGAAATTTCAGCGGAAATGCAGGCTGGTGCATCTGCAGCTATGGAAAAATCGACACAGGCTGGTAATATGCAGATTGGTGATAAACAGAATTTACAACAAACCGTAAATATGGAAATCCAGAATATTGTTGATACAACGATTACAACAGAAAATTTAACAGAACTGATAATGGAACAAGTTAGTATCCAAAGCGATACGATAAACATTGGTGGTGATTTAGATTGTATGGGTGAACCATTTGACAGGACCCAAAACTTAACGGCTAAGTTGGCAGCTAAATCGGTTCAGGAAGCACTCACGGATGCCTTGATTGAAAATAAGGTTACCAGTGGTATGGTTGCAACACTCGACGCTGATATGAAAAGTAAAGCCGGTGGCTTTGCCGAAATGATTAGTGCGGCAACAGGTCCAATGATGGCGAGTGCAATTGCATCCGTTATTGGTATTGTTATGGTAATGTTATCGGTAGCTATCGTTGCAATGTCACCAGCAGGACAAGGTGCCATGAATAAAGCATCGAGCAAATATATATAGGTATTTAAAGATATAAATTTTCTTTATATTAATGATTTTAAGTATAGACGTCGGTATACGCAATCTTGCGATGTGTATGCTCGATGAAACGTCCAATCTTATTGTTCAGTGGGATGTTTCCGGAGTACCCCCTGAACATAAAGACGGCTTATTCGTTTCGCTAAGAAACCATTTAGATGAAAAAAAGTGGATTTTAAAAGCAGATACAGTTCTTATCGAGAAACAACCCGATAAAAATAGGAAAATGAAAATGGTTGAACATTTTTTACACGCTTACTTTGTTATTCGGAACCCTACAGCCGAAACGATCATTTACGATGCACGTTTCAAAATACCCGACTTTGCAGGACCGGGTAAGGTTATGTATAATAAACGTAAAAAAGCGTCCATAGAAAGGTGTCAACAATTCATTTGGAACAATACAGTTAATGCACATTGGATACCAATATTCAACGAATCCAAAAAGAAAGACGATCTTGCCGATACGGTCATGCAAGCTATTAGTTTTACGAAACGCATTGAACCCATGCAAAGCGTTTCGAAAAAGGATAAAAAACTCGTTCCAAGAAAACCTAACGAGAACCAAAAACGAACCCGATACTCAAAATCAAATTTAGCTTATATTTATAAAAATAGAAAGAAAGATGAAGATCTCGAAAAAAGTAAAAGGTTCATGAAAGATCTAAAGCGGTACTATAAAAATATAGACGATTTAGTACACGATTTAAACAAATAAATACATACATTCCGGTCGAGATTCGGGTGTGCACACATACCCAACCTCGTCTCTCAGAAAATCGGGTATTTTACTCTTTTCATAATCACCTATTTCAATTAATAATACCGGTTTATGTTTTTTTAGTATACTAATAGAACCACGTAAAACATTCATCTCTGCACCTTCAACATCCATTTTGATTATGGAAGGTGTACCTTTATACACGTTATCAAGAGTATCCGTAATTGCGGTAATCGTACTATTCATATCGTGATGTTCGTTTGGAAACATTGTGGTACCACCGTAGTTTATCATATTGTTTTCAACGGGTTTAGGAAGATACATTTCAATCTTTTCACCGATCGTATCTGATAATGCACATGGGTGCATGGATACTTTGTTTTTTAAATCGTTCGATTTTAAGTTTAAATTAGCAATCTCAAAGAAAACTGGTTCAAATGAAACAACTGGTCCATAATCGGAAAACATGAGTGTATTATACCCTATATTAGCACCTATATCAATAATATCCGTACCTGGTTTATAGTATTTTTCCACATCGTATCGCATCCAACCATCCCACTCGTACCCCTGTTTTAATGTGTTACCTATATACTGATCATTTGATATCGTATTTAAGTTATACTTACCGTTATTAAATCGTTCAACAGTAATTTCCATTATATATAATAGAACTATATCTTTATATCTAATGTATATTTTTAGCTACGACTTCTCGTAGGTGTAGGTATAGGACTAGACTTAGATCTAGTACTACCTCTATTACTATTATTATTTGTTTTATTTTTTACTTTTTTTAATTTTAATACCCTTATAATAACATTATCCATTCCAGTTACCGTATTTTGATTATCCAAATCCTTTATATTAGTATTAGTAAACTCGGAATTTCTTTTTACCAAGTGATTAATCATAGTTTGACCAGGTTTTCCGAATTTTCTTAATTTTTCTTTTATACTTTTTATACGCATCTGACGTGTTTCCCATTTATTTTTATCATTTTTAATAATTTGTGTTAATTGAGATATAACAACCATTTGTATAACGTGAGATTTTTTTAACGTAAATTCTTATCGGCTGTATAATACGTTTTCCCCTTAACAACAAAACTGTGTACGCGCGCATACGCCCACGCTTGTGGACTCGCACCTGGTCGGTGTCCCGTTCGCCACGCGGCTAACCCACGGTCGTACACCGTTTTTAAAGTTTTTAAAGGTATACCTGTCACTTTGGATATATCTTTCAGTTTCGTTATACCAGGGTATTTTTTACGAAACTTTGCTGTGTAGCTAGACGTTTTAGTAACCGCTTTCTTATCGGTTTTAAAAGGTCTATAATCTCTTTTTAACATCTTTTTATATCTATCTTCAACTTGTTTCAGGGAAGAAAGCCCCCTGAAATATTTAAGAGGTGCGTATATTTGACCCCGAGTTTTACGTACCTGTGTAATCTTTTTACGAATATCACTATCCGTTAACATACTTATACTATAACAAGAAAAATAAAAATGTTACCGAATAATAAGTAATATAATGTTTTCACTTTCCACAGTAACCACAACGTTTGCTTCAACGCAAAAAAAATTTAAGAAGTTTGGTAAAAAACTTCGTAAACAAAGAGACGGTGAAGTTGATTCTATAAAAGATAAATTAAAAGATATCGCTAAAGATGAAGTCGAAAAAACAAAAAGTTTATTTGAAAAACACAAGGAATTTTTCAACGATAAAAAAGCATCCGAAAAAGCATCACCAGAAACAACAGCTATCGATTTTTACGAAAAGCCCTAACTGCTAAATCAAGACTTATTAAAGTTAAAAATGCAGAAAGTTCTTTATAATTTTCCAACAAGTTACCTGCAAATACAGCTAATAACACACTGTATTGCACGTACCTCATTTCTTTTCGTGATTTTTCCATAGATCTTTTCATGGACGCGCGCGATTGTTCCATATCCAATATAGCGGTGCTTATATTTTTTATTCTACTAGGCATTTCAACGGATGTTGTCAACATACTACCTATATCTATACTATCAGAAATCTGTTCTCTTAATATAGGTTCAAGATATTCAATATATGTAAAATCACTGTCAAGTCTTATACACGTTCCTTCTATTGTTGAAAAAGTTTTAGCAAGATATACAAATGCAGTTGGTATTATAAAAGGTTTTTCTTGTGCTAATTTTAAAAGATTATCATCTTGTAATATTTCATTTTTAAGATTTTTACCATCGAGCGTTTCTAAATAGTTAAGTGTCGTTTTAAAAAAGAGTTCTATGTCACTAGTATCTGATGTTGTAGGTAAAATAACTTCTAGACGAATAAGTACATTAACTATACCCTTTGTATCCTTATTTATTATGTGTATAAATAGTTCATTAAATCCCTGACGCATTTCATCAGAAATATTAATAACGAGCCCAAAATCATAGAAAACAAGTTTTCCATCACTCGAAAACCCCAAATTACCGGGGTGTGGATCGGCATGGAAAAAACCTTTATCCATCGTCTGTATTACGTATGAGTTTATAAGAGCTTCACAAACTTTCTTACGATTAACACTTGGATCTGTTATATCGTTAAGTTTTTCGGAAGCTATATATTCCATAACAATCATATCTGGTGTACAGAGTTCCATATAAACTTTAGGTATCTTCATCCATTCCACATTTTTTAAAGATTTTCTAAATTTTTTAGCATTCAAGGTTTCTTTTTCGTAATCAGTTTCTGCTAATAAGTATTCTATAGATTCATCTAGAACATACCCAGTATTTGTACCTGTATCTATACCAATTTTCTCAAGTAAATTAACTATATCTTTAATATTATCCGTATCACTTTTCATTATTTCGTATATTTGAGGGCGTCTAAGTTTAACAACAACATTCTCACCCGTTTGTAAAGTTGCTTTGTGAACTTGTCCTATACTTGCAGATTTAAAAGGTTTGTGTTCAAAATATGAAAATGTACCAGAATTTACATGCGTTTCTATCATGTCTATAATTTTTTTCTCTTCTATCGGGGGTACGTTATCCTGTAAAGATTCCAATTCTCTGGTAAATTCTAATGGGTACAAATCAACTCGTGAAGATGCAATTTGACCCAATTTTATAAAAGTAGGACCAAGTTCGACGAGTTGGTCACGAGTCCATGAACCAAATTTTACCTGATCTTTTTGAAACTGTTTTCGTATTAAAAATTCACCTGCAAACTTCCATGTTTTAGATTTATGTTTAGATGGTAAATTTAATTTAGGAGTTATATTTAACGCACATAGCGCCATCTTAATAACTACATATAAAAAAAATACTTATAGGTTTTGAACTATTATACTTATAAATGTTAACTATCCAAGCAAATGTCTACGAACCTATGTACGAATATAATGATAAAAAGTATATCAGGGTTACCGTACCCGATAAATTTAGAGAATATGTCGAAAAATCGCACGAACGTAAATCAAATGTCATACTCTACAAAAACAAGGTTGATAACCCACTCGAAGGAAACGTTTTGAAACTAAAAGTACCCTTTAGATACCGTAGAGTCATGTGTAATGTGGAGGGCGATAAACCTGTTCAATCAATGGAAAGAGGTGACCGTGTTTTAATCGAAATACAATTTAACGGTGTTTGGAATACTCATGAGCACAGTGGCTATTCGTGGGTATTGAAGTATATAAAGTTTTTAAACTAATACTATTTAAATGAGTCTCACACGTTCAGGGTATATAACAGAAGATTCGAACGATGTAAAAAAAGAACTTACGGTTCGTGCCGTAGTAAACACAGAATTTGGATTCCCACCGCCACCTTTTAAAGTATTCAGGAAAACAAAATCGGGTATATGTGTTCCTCGGTTTTATGGAGAAGATAAATTTGGACCCCCGAAAGAAGATCGTCGTCCCGAGCCAGTTAAAATATCATGTAAGTTTAATGGCAAATTACGTGATGAAACACATCAAAACGATGCTTTGGGTGCAGCGCTCAAAGCCGGACACGGCGTACTTTCACTTCCTTGTGGCTTTGGGAAGACGACAGTATCTTTGGCTATAGCGTGTAAATTGGGCTACCGAACCATGATTGTTGTTCACAAAGAATTTTTAGCAAATCAGTGGCGCGAACGTATTCAACAGTTTTGCCCAGGTGCTTCTATAGGAATAGTACAACAGAATAAAAAAGAAACGGAGTGTGATTTTGTAATTGCAATGCTCCAATCTTTATCACTCAAAGAGTATTCATTTAGTGATTTTGATTCAATAGGTACACTCATTGTTGACGAAGCTCATCATATATGTGCCAAAGTATTTTCACAATCTCTATTCAAAATGTGTCCGAAACACGTTTTTGGTTTATCGGCTACACCGACCCGAAAAGATGGTCTAACGAAAGTTTTACACTGGTTTATGGGACCGACATTTTTTGAAGCCGAACGTAAAAATCAGGAACAGGTCGAGGTTTTCCCAATAGAATATAAGTGTGATAGATTTCAAGATCCACCACCGTGTACGCGTTTTGGAAAATTGTCACTCGCGACCATGATTACAGAGCTTACCGAAGATAGAGGTAGAAATATAGTTATTCTAAAACTCATAAAAGATATAGTAAAAACAACACGACAGGTTCTCGTTTTGAGTGATCGTCGTCATCATTGTGAAGTCATGCACCAAAGTTTTAAGAAAACGTCGGGACTCTATATGGGTGGTATGAAAGAAGTCGACTTAACAGAATCCAGCAAAAAACAAATCATATTTGCAACGTTTAGTCAAGCACATGAAGGTCTTGATATACCTACCCTCGATACAGTTATATTAGCGACACCCAAATCAGATATCGTTCAATCTATAGGAAGAATCATGCGCGAAACTAAAGGTAAGAAGAATAATCCACACATTTATGATATATTCGATCAATGGTCGATATGTCATGCTATGTATAAAAAACGTTTAAAAGTGTATAAACAGGGTGGATTTCATATACCAATTTTAAATTCAGAAAAAAATGAAGATGAAACACCGTTTAAAAAAGGTGAGTGTTTCATTAACATCTAAATTATAATCATTCTTATTTGTAAGAATGCCCGGTTGTTGTGAAACAGGTCGAAATGTACAAAAGTACAGGGGCGGAGGTGGAGGCGGAACTGCATCCACACTCCAGGAAGCTCTAGAAAATAGTAACGTAGCTACCATAGATATAAATCTCATATCCGGTGCCAAATATAGAGGCGATGGAAGTGGTCTGTCAAACTTACCAATTAACGGAGGAAATCTAAATCTACAACAAGTTACAAATCAAGATAACCAAACAACAAACACGATCATTATTACAAATACAGGAACATCTTTAACAACATCCGGTGCTATAAACGCATCGGGAAATATCACCGCACCTTCTTTTATAGGGAGTGGTTCAAGTTTAACAGGTTTAAATGTCACAAATGCAAGTTCCGGAATACTACAGGTAGCTCGAGGAGGTACAGGTGTAACTACAGGTCTCAATTCTCTGGATGGTAGTAATATTACATCTGGAACAGTTGCGTTAGCGAGAGGTGGAACAGGTGCTACAAGTGCATCTACAGCCGCAAGTAATTTAGGACTAGGAACGAGTGATTCTCCCCAGTTCACGGGAGTTAATATAGGTCACGCATCGGATACAACGATCACGAGATCGAGCGCGGGTGTCATAGCCGTAGAAGGTAAAATCGTTAGAACGGATGACGTCGCTTTAGGAACAGAAACGTCCGGAAATTACGTTGCCACGATTACGGGGGGTGATGGTATTGCAAGTACAGGTGCAACAACTGGCGAAACCATAGATCATTCATTATCCATAGATACAAAAACAAGCGGAGGATTAGCTATAGAAAGTGGTAAACTTGCACTTAAACTAGACGATTCGTCAATAACAGGTATATTAAACGCTTCTGATGGAGGAACGGGTGTAACGACAGGTCTAAGTGTACTAAACGCTGGTAATATTACGAGTGGAACAGTTTCTACCGCGCGCGGAGGTACAGGTGTAACTACAGGTCTGAGTGTACTAAACGCAACGAACCTTACGAGTGGAACAGTTAATACTGCACGTGGAGGAACGGGTGTAACAACAGGTCTAAGTGTACTAAATGCAACGAACCTTACAAGTGGAACAGTTGATACTACACGGGGAGGTACAGGTGTAACTACAGGTCTAAGTGTACTAGACTCAGGTAACCTTTCTGGACCAGTTGATATTTCAAAGGGTGGGACTGGTGTAACTACAGGTCTAAGTGTACTAAACGCAACGAACCTTACGAGTGGAACGGTTGATACTGCACGTGGAGGAACGGGTGTAACAACAGGTCTAAGTGTACTAAACGCAACGAACCTTACGAGCGGAACAGTTAATACTACACGTGGAGGAACGGGTGTAACTACAGGTCTAGGTGTACTAAACGCAACGAACCTTACGAGTGGAACGGTTGCTACTGCACGTGGAGGAACAGGTGTAACAACAGGTCTAAGTGTACTAGACCCAAGTAACCTTTCTGGACCAGTTTCTATTTTAAAAGGGGGGACGGGTGTAACTACAGGTATCACTGTACTAGACCCAGGTAACCTTTCTGGACCAGTTTCTATTTCAAAAGGAGGGACGGGTGCTACAACTGCATCTGCGGCTGCAA